GACGAATCTTGGTGGACACTTTACTATCGTCTTTAGAAAGGGCGGGAGCCGAGGCCGCTCGTGGGGACTTATCCTCCCCGTAAGGGGGCCAGGGTAAGCCACGAGATCGCGCTACAGTCGCCATGGGGGTGGCGGTGAGAGAGGTGAATTTGGTCTTGCTTTTTGCGACAAGTCTGGCTACAGCCAAAAGCAAGCGCATACTGTAGTTCTGTGTTGTGAAGGAGCCTGCGGTAGACCGCAGGGTGAAGCCGAAAGTCTGGCCAGCCAAGAGCGCCAAAGGTATGGCTACGGACATGAAGCCCGCGGACTTCTCGGGGTCTACTGTGGTTTGCTCAAACAACAAGGTCTGAATCAATTGAGGGAAACCGGACTCGGGTGAAAGCCAAGCGTCTAGATAGAATTGAGTGTCGCCGGTCGATTGCACTTCAACGGGCACTTCCACTGTAGCTTCGGCTCTGACATCCTCCTTGACTTTTAGGATTGATATGTCGTCAGCAGTCTCGGCCCACTTGCCTAGGGTATTGCTAATCAAGCCCTCCGCTTCCCCTTGCAACTTCTCTTCAAACTTCAGAGGAGTGTAATTAGGAGACGGTCCGGTCACCGGGATGCCTTCAACATTGCGGTAATGCGACACATTATTCTTATTTTGAGGGATGGTCGCTAAAAGCGGCTGTGGGACTGTGCAGACTAATGACAGTTTTAACCAGATCTCTCCTAGGACGCCTACGTAGCCACTACTACCATACAGTAAGCGGCCGGCATCATACTTGTCGAGATCACTGACGTCCTGGCTGTCGCTACGGATGAAGCGCCTGCTCATGCCTTGCATCAAATCCTTGCGCGACACGTGTAGCGAGAGACCTTTATCCCAGATAGACATTGACTTGGCTCCGTCGATTTGGTTAAACTCTTCCAACGAGCTCGGGAGGGCATCGTCCACGTTAGGTTCAAAAGCCATGTAGACGGCGCCCGAGTGTTGAGTAGCCACTCGCGGGCGGTAAGTGAGTGTAAGACCGTTCAGAACAAAGAACTGAAAATTCTTGGCCACACCCGCCAACCAGGGGGCGAAAGAGCTAAGACCTGGGTTAACGTTGAAACTAGTCAGCTAAAAGTCTGAGCTTGTAGATTCAAGTTGTCCGACGAAGACTTCTCCATTAAAGTTAAGTGACTTGCCTTCGTTGGGCCGCGCGATTGATCGCCTAGAATAGGCTGCAGGGGCGGCTGTGCTGCGTGCAGGGCGCCTCTTACTGGCGGCCTTCTTACGTGGGGAGCGCTTAGGCTTCTTGGTACGTTTTTGGTGTTTGTTAGGAACTCTAAGTTGTTAAACGCAAGGGTGAGTCGATCCTTACGCGATAATTAAGGGCGTGGCGTAGGCGAGGTCGTCCAATTGGTCACACATTGCTTCGGCTGCCTAGCCTAACGAAATGACCTCCGGTAATACTACGACCTCCTTAAACGGTAGTTCCTTGGCTGCCATCACTGTCGATGGAGTCCGCGCTCAGCACTTAGATGGTGTGGCCCTCCCCGACTCTGCCAGGGATTGTTGCCGTGTTGCACCTCGCTGTGCTCGGCGCTTAACCACACGGACAGCTAATACAACTGCCGGAAGTTCGCGCGTTTCTCCTCTATGCTCTTTAAGAGGAGGTGGTTTTCGCATGAGACACCACTACTCAGCCCTCGCAAATCTCAAAGAGATTTACGAGTGCCTGGCCGATTAACTCGTTTTTACGTTGGCTTTCGCCTTACCGGATTCAAACCGCTGCCCTTGGGTGAGCGGAGAAACGAG